TTAAGATCTGGATTCTCCTTATTAATCTCGTCCATTGTGACTTTAAGGAGTGCCTGACCTTCTGTGGTATCAGTCAGTTTTGCTGCGTTAGCACCAGCACTTGAGCCTTGACGATTTAAAGAACTAGCTTTTCTAAAACGATTGCCACTGTCTATGTCATCTAATTTCTGAGCTTCTTCAAGTTCTATAGTTCTGTCAACAATAGCTTGTTTAAGATCATCAGGATCAGGAACATCAGTACCGTCAAAATCTTTATTAACAGTTTCTAACTCCTCAAGCTCATCTAAGGGCCTAACAGGAGTCTCAGGCTTAACACCTTCACGGGCTCCTACTGCATCAGTATCAATACCAAGATCACCAGTCCTAGGGTCTTGATCTATAGGAGCTTCTATTTTTGTAACTCTAGGGGCTGTAGGAGGTGCTTCTGTAGGTTGTGGTTCCTTAGTTTTAGGAGCTTCAGCTTGAGCTACTAACTCTTCAGCTCTACCTGCAGTAGCTACTTCTTCAGAAACAACCTCAGCTAAACCACCATTGTCAACAATTCTTTGGTTAACTTCATCTGCCTGTTTAACAAGTTGTTGAATAAGCTCCTCATTAACATTCCCACTGGCTTGAGCAGCTTCAGCAGTATTAAGGATATTTTGTAGTTCTCTATAAGCTTTACCTAATTCTCCAGGGAACTCACGATACTTACCAGTACCTGTTATATCTGGATACCTTGGATCTCTAACTAGCTGACTCTCTTGTAGATCTATTAAACGAGACCTATTAGCTAAAGCTTCTTCTATAGAGTTAACTAAGATCCTTGCATCGTTAAGAGAGTTACTAAAACCTATTCCTGCATTATCTAGCTGTTCTGTTACTGACTCAATTTCTAAGCCTTTAGCTGCTCTAACGTTTACAGCTTGAGTAGCTTCATCCAGTTGACCTTGAAAATCTCTTAGCCTGATTAAATCAGCAATCTCATCAATTACGTTATTAAGTTTGACTGGCTTTTCTAAAGCTTCAAATTTATCGTAGTCCTGTCCTAATTCTTCTAATCTGTTAGTTATATCAGCATCATCTTTAACGTTTAAACTTCTCTGTAAATCTGTAATCTCACCTTCTAAAAGTATTACATCTTCAGCTCTATCTGGTAGTTCATCAAACTCTTTAGTAAGACGTTCTATTTCTGGTACTGTTCTACTCTGTACTTCAGCAAAGTTTCTAGCTCCTGCCCTTATACCTTGAGATATCTGCCTACCTGCTGTGTCTATATTTCTTTCAATTTTTCTAGTAATAACACCTTCTTCAGCTATAGCGTTAGCCCTAATAGCTTGATCAAGAGCTTCATCCATCTGTGGACCTTGCTCTTCTACAACCTCTTTAGCAGCCTTTTCAACTGCTTCTTCAGGTTTTGATCCCTTTCTGTAGTACCTAAAAGCCCTATTACCAGTCATTAAAGCAGTACGAAGCAGAGCTATTCCTGCAAAACCAAAGCCAATCTCTTGTAACTGTTCATCAGCCCAATTAAAATCACTGTCAGTTTCAGCAGTTATAGCGTTCCAAGCGTATTCCTGCATCTCTTGTGTAGGAAGCTTATGAACCCAGAAACGTTTCTCATCTAAAAGAGGGTCAGCTCCAGGTCTAAAGAACGTAACACTTTCAAAAGCATCAGGAACTAATTCGTAAAGAGTGAACTTACCTAATTCTTTTGCACTTTGTTTAAACTGTTTCTTACCTATTGTTGTGTAGAAGTTTTTTAAATAGTTGATATTACTAGGAGATGCCAGACCAGCTAATCCTCTAGCTTTATTTATACCGAAATCAAAGGCAAAAGCACTTACAAGATCTTGTCCAAAATTTTCCCAAGCGTTTTGTGGTCCAAAGACTTCTTGAAATTTAGCCCCATCTTCACTTAACCATTCACCACCTACCCAGTTAGGTTTCCATCCAGGTAATCTACCAAATTCATCTGTACCTTCCTTTGTTAAATTTTCTAAATAAGGATCTATTGCTTTATCACGTTCTTCAGCTAACTCTGGATTAATCAGAGTTGTCATTGCACGGGAATAAGGATCACCATATTTAAAATCGTAAGCACCAGCAATCTCTAAAGCACCTAGGAGTTTTGTAGGTATTTGAGTTAAACCTCCACCAACAACTCTTTTAGTACCTTGTAAAAATTTCTTAAATTCTTCTTTTTCTCTTGCAGTCTCTTCTGCCCATGAAGGTCTATCTACATCAGGCATTGGGCCTAATATACTGCTATGAGCTCTTTCTCTAGGTTTTCTTTCTACCTTTTCAGGTGGAGGAGTAGGTGTAAAACCTTTTAAATACTTATCTGCAAACTCTTGATTACCACCTGCAGCAGTGTCTTGCTCATCTTCTTTCTCAATCTCCTGTTCTACATTATTTTCCCCACCTCCTCCTACTGAAGGTTCCTCTTTTTCTGCTACCGCAGTAGAGCCGCCTGTTGATGAATCCTTTTGATCTTCATCTACCCAATCAACAGAACCATCGGCATTATAAACGTATGGCATTTACAACAATAAATACAGAGCTTCCTTCAGCTACTTAGCCGAATATAATCCAGTATAAGCCTTTCTAAAGAAGAACTTTTGTTTGTGCTGATTATACTGGTTATTTTGGTCTCTCCAGTCTCCCTTAGAAATACTTGTAACTACTTGTCCAGGTTTTACGTCGTAGCCTGTAGTGGACTGACCTTCTGTAGAGTTTAAATCACTACGATCTCCACTCATACCAATAGATTGTCCTGCTCCTATTGAGTCCCCTACGTTGACTGCTATTTGAGAAAGGTGACTAACAACAATCTGATCTCCCCTTTTAATGTGGTAAAGAGGGTAGTCTTGTTGAGCTTCGATAACAACAGTGTTGCCGTAATTAGGATCATTAGCAGCGTAGATTACTTTTCCTGGTACAGCGTTAGGAATACTAGTTCTTGATTGAACTTGATTAACCTTCCTACCTTCCCAAACAATACCTCTATCTCCGTTGATAAGTCTGTTGTTATCACTAAAGATATAGAGAGCTTCATCTCCAGGTTCAACACCTGTAGAAGCTTGAGGAGGTCTAAGGTTCTCAAGAAGAGAGAGGTTATCTCTCCAGTTAGGGAAAGCTTTATCTAAACCAGTAGTATCTCCACTATTGAATAACTTAATCTGTCTTTCTAAGAGTTCAGGAACAGTTATGTTTAAAGCAGAAGCACGGTTCTGAATTAACGTCCTTAAGTTAGGTGATAACTTTTTAGGATCTCCTAAAGCTGGAATAGTATTTATCTCTTTAAATTGCTCATTATTAAATAAGAAAGTAGTCTCTGCATATTTCAAACCATCCCCAGGACTGTCTTGGAAAGAACCTCTGTTACGTATTCTCCAAGCCTGACCGTTATCAGTTTCATCAGTTGTTAAGTTCCAAGGTTTATCACCACCGCCTTCAACTTTAATAGGAGAAGGTGTTCTACCAGCATCTAAAGGTTCACCCCATCCATTACCTCCAACTGGTCCAGAAGTATCAAAGTGATGACTTATTTGACTATATTCAGGTCTATCAAGAAGAGCCTGCATTCTAGGGTCATTTATTACTAGATCTTGTAGTTCTTTTTCAGATGAGTTTTCATAACCTGGTTTTGCTCTGTAATCTTGATATAAAGCTCTTGCTAAACCTTCAGCTTCAGCTTTAAAACTTGGACTTACTTTGGTATAAGCCTGACCTGCAAGGTCTTCTCTCTCACCCCTTCCAACAGACTTAAATTGTGTAACATCTTTATTCTGTAAAAAGCTATCTTTAAGTAACTTATCAGCAGCACTGACAATAGCAGTTACAGAAGCACCTTCACCTGATGTACCTTTAGCATTCTGCTTTTTAGACCACTGTTTAACAGCAGTGTAGTAAAACTCAGTATTTCTAATTTTATCTAAGAACGCTTCAGGTAAAGGACCACCAGCAGCTATATGCTGGTCTAACTCAATCTGATACTGACCTTTTAATTCGTTAGAGATTTTATCAGCTCTAACTGGTATGAGCTTATCAAGTTCTTTAAGAGCACCGTTAAGAGTGTAAGGAAGCCATCCATCACCTTGACCAGCTAAAGCTTCTAACCTTTCTCTTTCTGTTTTTCTTATATCCTCAATTTCTTCCCAATCAACAACACCATCATCACTTACAGCTTCAGCTATAGCATTGTTAACACGTTCAGTTGTTTCCTGTTTCCACTTAGATTTTCTAGCTGCAATATTTCTCTGTTCTGCTTGTTCTATTTTGTTTTGTCTTTGCTTTTGTTCTAGAAGCTCATTAGTTATACGATCTCTCATTGAGATCTTATTTCCTTTACCATCATCAAATCTTGTATTAAGTAGATCTATACCATCTCCAACATCAATACCTTCTAAACCTTTTAGAACAGTATCTATACCAACCTGAGATAGGTCATTTATTTGGTCATCATTATTATCAGCAAAGATTTCACCAAAGTTTTCAAAGAACCATTTGTTATACTCGCGAATACCACCAGGCTGTCCTAATAAAGTCCACCGATCAAAACCAGCTTTATAAGCAAGTTTAAAAGCACCTTCAGCGTATCTAGTACCTGTAGGATCAACACTATCTACAGTGAAAAACTCGTTACCTAAAAGTAAGGGACCTTGAACAGCTTCACGTACCTGTCTATTAATGTTCTCTTGTGCTACGTCTAACTCTGCTGTAGCTACAAGACCTTTAATCTCTGCCTGGGATTGAGCAATAACAGGGTCTATTCTTGCTTCTACCCAGTTTTGAGGAAGATTAGAGTAAGGCTTTTTTAACTCATCACTCTCAGCTTGAATAAGAGCTGCCCTTTCTGATGGGCTTTCTATTCTTGCTAATCTGTCTGCGTTATCTTGTCCCCATTTGTTTAATTTTGTACCAATGATTTTACTAGCATCAGTAGCCTTTTGACCGTAATAGAAGAAATTTATATAAGGATTCTTAAGTTGTGCATATCTAGCTGCAGCAAATTCTTTCTTAGCTCTAAGCTGTTCTACTTCACTAGCGTTTTGAAGAGATTGTTGTAAAGCATAAGTCTCTTGTTGAATCAGTTTCTCTGCTTCTTGTTTAGCCTTTCTAAGTCTCTCTTCTCCTAACTGTTTATTTAACTTTGTAGCTACTCCACTCCAAGTAGACATAGCGCTTAAAGCTTGTCCAATCTTAGGATCTGTTTGATACTCTCTTCTATCTATAAGCTGTCCACCTACTTGCTGAGGTATTTCTAAAGGTGCAGCAGGTCTAGCTAATTCCTGAGGAGTAGGAGGTAACGCTACTTGATCACGTACCTGTCTTTGAGGTTTTACTCTATAACTTTGGGTCATTATGTTGTTGCTGATTTCGGAGTAAGAGAGGCTTTGTAATCAAGAGCCGCGTTAGCAACCTGACCTGCTACATCTAAAGCAAATAGGCTAGTACTACGTTTAGGTGCGTCAGGTGGGGCATAACCCTCAACTTTTATAGGAGCCAAAGGTTTAACAGGATCTGCCACAGGTTGAGGTGTATAGAACTGAACCTGATTAATAGTATTCTGACGAGCAACCTCCAGACTCTGAGCAGCTCTAACCTTATCTGCCAATCTCCATTCACGGGTGATTTGACGGTTACTAAGATTAGCTATGTACTGTTGATTATACTGTTCTCTCATTGCTCCAATAGTTCTACCAGCTTGACCTCTAGCAGCTCCAGATTTTTTAGCTGCATCAACCGCTGTCTTTAATCTGATTCCATCTAGTTCTAAATCATCAGCCGCTTCTTGCTCATAAAACTGACCATCTAAATCAGCTATCTTCTTAGCAAAATTCTCTGTAGCTAAAGTTGTTACGTCCCCTTTAAATACAGCCTGTTGAGCTTCTCTTTTAGATTCATACTGTTTCATCTCTTCTGCATAAGTAGCAGCTCTGTAATAAGAATGTAACTGTCTATCGTAATTCCTATAATTCTGTCTATTTGTATGAGCTAACTGAGTCCAGTACTGTGTTTGCTTTGCGTACTGCTGAGCTTGAGCTTGATAACCAGCTACTTTACCTTTGAAGTATTGACCAATAGCACTTATACCAACTTGAGCTAATTGAGTAGAACTACCAAAATGTCCCCAAAAATCAGACTTAACTGGTTTTGTTAAATTTCCAGGGTTAGCGTTCATGGCTGTACCAAAGTCAGCCATTGTTGGCGTACCTTGCCCACCCTGCCAGTAGGAGTTCATTGCGTCTAAATTCCAGTCTGCCATTTACTGATACTTCCTCGCTACGTCAAAGTACAGGCCAGTCCATTCTAAAGCGACGAACTTAGCCTGATCAATGCTGTCGTTTACTACTTCTATCGTAACTTGGTCATTCCTACTTTGGATATAAGCTCTGAATTTAGACTCATCAAAATCAGATATTTGACCTACAACAATTCCAGAATTTAGAGGTGCTCTTCTATCAAACTCATAAGTAACTTTATCTCTATGCTCAGGAGTAACATCTATTTGGAAGTATCGTGCATCATTGTAGTAAACATCCACGTATCGTAACTGAAGGCGACCAGTACGATTACCGATAAAAGTGTTATCAGTCGCAGTTCTTGAATAGGGCATAAGCTGAGGCGGTTGAAACTTGAACGTATACTTTTCACCAAAGACCCAAGAAACGTTCGCTCCGCTAAAATCCCCCAAGCTATCGCAAACAAAAGAATTAACCCCTGCAGGAACAGTTGCAGCCACGACCCAACGCTTATCAGCCTCGTTCGCATCTGTTTTATCTTTTTTGAGAATGACAAATTGACTAGGGTTAACAGTGTAGTAAGGGAGATTAACTGTAGTTTTGTTTGTTAAACCGCTATAGGAAAAGGTGACTGCACCTAAATCTGTAGTAATAGAACTAGATAATTGTCTATCTAGTAAGAACAGATCCTTCTCAGCTTGAGGCGGTCTAGAAGCGTTAAGACCTTCTAGGTAATACTTAACAGTTCCATTCTCCGTATATTTACTTACTGTAAGCAATGTACCCTCTACAAAGTCACACCAATACAGGCTTTTGTTAGGGAATGTCCACTTAGACCAGGCGTTCTGTTTATTACTTAATGAGCCTCCAGAGGCTTCCCAGAAGAATTGATATACATATAAAGCGTCTGGATCATCCTGACTAAGAGCTATTAAATATTGATCAGTACGACTAACAGCTAAAGAATCTACGTTCTTAGGTATAAACTTAGGAACTGTTTCTGTTATAACAGCAGTTTGTCCGAGGTTAATACCAACAGTACGGTCAGTAGTAATAAAAGTATGTAGCCCTGTGAAGTCACCTTCTTTAACAGGGAATATAACTTGAGGTCCAACTTGTTGAGGTTTAACTTTTGATTCCATACTAATGGAACTAATACGACCTACAGAAGCTGTTTCTGGAGAGAACGTTACGTTGTCACCTGAATAAAGTCTGAACTGGTTTTCATTAGAGAATAGGACTAACTCATCCTGCTGCTGCAAAGCGTAGTTCAGTACTGCTACGTCGTTACTAACTGCTGTGAGATCTATAGGGTCTGTATCTATTACCTGTAAAGCTGACTGAATCCAGAAGTTGTAATAGGCTCCAGCCTCACTCATTATTATGTTCTCCCCGCTGATGAACCCTAAGCGGTTTTTAAAGAACACAATATCCGTTATCTTTTTATCAACGAATGTTGGTCCTGGCATTTCATCTGCATCACCAGATAGTCTTTCAGTCCAACCTGGTATATCAATAGAAGTTGATCCGTCTGAATAAGTAGTACCACTGAATGGTTGTACTGTGAACCTAGCTACACCATCATCGTTTCTGTAATAAACAAAAGCGTGAGGCATTGTGTTGTCATCTATCTTTCCAGCCGTTCCCCAACCTCCTACTTCTTCCCAAGATCCCCTACCATAAGTACCGTTAGCAGTTACGTTTTCTGCGTTAAATTTTAAATAATAAGAACTAAGATCTGCTGAACCATCAGGAGCAACTATAACGGTATAACCTTCCCAACCTGCAGCAGGTAGCTCAAGGATACTAGTTACTTGGTTAGAGAAACCATCCATTAAAGTGTTACCTCTAGCGTCAGAAGTTACAAAACTTTTAAAGGATCTAGCTGCGTCAGTAAGATTTATAAGAAGTTGAGAGTCTTTTAAAGTAACAGTTATTTCAGACGCATTAGCATCAGCAAGTAGGTTAGTCCTTAAATCAGTTGCAATAGTTTGTGTACTAACTGCTGTACCTGAAGCAAGGGTTGGTGTTGTAACAGTTCCATCAATAGTAGTTCCATCATCTAGCTCAATATCTATGTTGTAAGCTGTGGCATAATCAACAAGTTTGACATTAACTTGAGCTTTTATCGGTACATAAGCGTTACTAATATTTCCAATGTTATACCTAGTTAAAGTTTCAGAGCTGTCATAAGTAACAGTCTTCTGAGTGTTTGTTATAAATACATAGTCTTGGAAGGAAGATGCTCTGAACCTATCTCTAGCTCTTCCAGATCCTCTAAAATATTCAAGATTAGTTGTAGTTATATTTGCAAAAACCTGCTGAATAGGTACAACGGTTGGTAGTATCCCACTAATAGGTTCTACATTTGATACACCAGTTACAAAAGTTTTACTTGAATTAGCAGTTAACGTTATACCGCTACCAGTAGCAGTTGCATTTTTATTAAGAGTAATTTGATTCGTACCTATTTCAGATATGACCGATCCAGTGGGGATATTTGTACCACTGATAGGTGCTCCTACAAAAAGATCGGTAACACCTCCTGAGGTAATTGTAACTACAGGACTGTTGTTAGCTGTACTAACTGTTTTAGTTACGGTACTACTGTCGTCACATATAACTATTACAAAACGCTCTTCAGTACTCCTGTTATATACAAAATACCAAGCCTCATCCCATTTAATAGTTCCATTTAAATTATTACCAGGAGTACCATGACCATCGTATGTAGTAAGAGTATCAATTTGTTTAAGAGGTACAGTACCTAGTCTCTTCTTAAGACCCTCTACTAAATCACAGTTTGCATTCTCTAGATTCTTAGAAAAACCTGGAAGTACAAAACTGTTAGCTTGCTGATTGATTCCTTTATTAAGAGGACCAATGATTTGACTATAAAGTTCTCTTGCCATTAGCGATCTAGAATGTCAGGACCAAACGTTGTTAATACACGAGCACCATATAAATCATCAGGCCCACTGATGTAGTTATAATTTTGTGCCATATCTTCTGTACGCCTCAGTATTCTAAGAGCGTTCTCTTCATCTTCTGACGTATAAGCTTCAATGCTGTTAGAAGTTACAGCTCTATTTGAAAATATCCTACCAGCACGGATCATTATATATCTTCTACCTGTTTCAGGGATGCTATCCCAATCTAATTCTTCTACAACTTCACAAAGAAGATCACTTGTACTTCCAGTTATAGCAACTCCTAAGCTTCCTCTTAAATCATAAGTAGATTTAACACGATCATATAATTTAGTACCTCTTAATATAAACCGTTGGGAAGGATATGAAATTGGATTAAAGCGTACAGCAAGAGTATTACTAGAAAGAGTAGAATGCCCATTCGCATCTAAAGGTATATTTTTATAAAGACGAGTATTCCAAGACCAGCCTGATCCTTGAACTTCTGTACTTATTTCATCTATTACTGATTCTGCGAGGCTAGTATCTCCAGTTAGAGGGGGGACCAAAGAGTTAACAGGTGCTTCTCCAATAATCGATAGAAGAGTGTTTACTGCCTTTAATTTTGTGGTTGCCATTATATAAACAAAAAGGGGAAACTTATGCCTCCCCTTATTGTATTAGGTTTTCCTAGCTATTTACCAAGGATTACCATCATGGAGTAGTGAGACCGCACAATCGGGACGGAGGATACCGTGACCAACTGCGTAGCTTGCGACCATCATGGTGGATTGAGTCATAGCTTTGTACTCAGATCCAGTCATCTGCATATTCAGATCCTTGAGAGCAACAGTTCCGACTGCTTCTTTTGTGAAGCAAAGTCCGAAGAGGTTAGCAACACTTGAGGTGTTACCTTGCTCATCCTGGTAGTAATCGTTAGTACCAGAAGCTGCTGTACCGTCTGAACCATCCTTAGCATTGATGTAGTTAGGACGTTCTCCAGTAGTTGTAGCAGCTTGGTTAGCGATACCTGAGTAAGCATTGCCGTAAGAGGCAGAACCAAGGTTGTTAGATGTCTTGACTGTGAAGCCAGCAACACTAAGAACTTTATTGCTCTTGAATGATCCGTTCTCACCACCGCCGGAGTTCCAGTCAGTGTTTATTGCACGGTCAGAGTTGATGACATCGTAGTAAGCGCCTGGAGATAGGACAACTATGCGCCCATCCTTAGGAGCATCCTTTTCGTCAAGTGCTTGGCAAGCCTTGTAGAGGTTCTCAACAATTAGGTCGCCTCTAGCGTTGCGGTTAGCAGCACCGTTGAGGTCAATACCTGTGTATGAAGTACCACCAGGAAGCTTACCTAGTACAAAGACTTTCTCTCCAACCTTGAAGGCTGCGTTAGTACCTGTACCTACTGCACCGATTGGGTTAACAACAATAACAGATGGGTTAGCGTTACTTGCAGTAGTTGTGATAACACCGTAAGCACCTGAATCCCTTCCGTACATAACAACTCCAGCAGCAAACAGAGCCTGAGAAGCTGCTGTCATTTGGGCTGACATGGTGATGTTATTACCAGAAATACTGGCAATTGTTACGTCACCACCTGAAGCGGTTGCGTTAGTCTTGTTGTCCCAGTCATCGACACGTCCATCAGACTCAGAAGCTGTTAGAAGTGTACGTACTAGACGCTCGTCATAAGCCCTTGAAAGAGCCCTACCCAATTCTTTTGAGTATATAGACCTAACGTCCCAGTGAAGTTTGGCTTCATCTAAATCATAGATCGAGGCGTCTGCGATAAGTAGATCATCAATAGTGATAATCTTCTCACCGATCATGCCTTTGTTACCTTGGCCAGTGATCCAATCACCTGGCTTATGATAACGACTCGAGAAGCGACCCGTAATTGGGAAGCTGGCTGATTTCCCTGAGGAAATAGTTCTCTTCTGGGTTAAGTCCTTGAAAATTGTTTCTCTATTGAAAACAGTCAGAACTTCTCCACTGAAGATTTTAAGAAAATTCGCATTCTCCTTTTCGTAGTTACCAGCGGCAGAGCCAGCGTTATATTGAACGCCGTTAATACCACCTAACCTGGAGATGCTCGAAAAATCTGGCATCGAAATAATTGATTAAATGTTAAACGCTCAGTACACCACTGCTGTTATCTCCTCAGAGGCAACAATAAATACTTAAGCTTATTTAATAATAACTTATCTAGGTGTTAATATGTCGCTCCTACCCATCTTCTCTTCTACATCTCTTGTATAAGCAGTGTCGTTTAAATACCTTGGATCATTCATAGCAGCTTCTACTTCTTGAACAGATCTAAATACATCACCTGCAGAAGTAGTAACACGTCCTCCTAATAAACCGGGCTCATAACCTTGTGCTTGCTGCATAGCAAAGAACATAGATTGGAGAGCGTTTCTTGCTCGAACATAGTCACCACTATTAACTTCATTGTTATAAGCAGTAACTTCATCAGCATCTAAATTATCTGTAGCCCAAGCAGCCATAGCATCTAAACCTTCTTCACCACCAATACTTTCAAGGATGACGTTCTCTTCTTCAACAGAGAGTGGTACTTGTTCCACACCTCCGATGATGTCACCTTCCTGTACCTCAGCATCTTCTGATTCATACTGAGTGTCTTCACGGGGAGTTTCTTGAGTACGATCTCCTAACTTCTTTTCAAGCTCTTGATAAGCCTGTAAAAGATCTTCTGGAGATTTGAACTTACCTCCAATAAGATCTCCCTCTTGTTCTTGCGGGTCACGATCTTCAAGGATGGCTTGATCTTGCTCATTAAAAGGAGGGGTCTCCTCAGGAAACGCCCCACCAGTGGTATTCACTTCTGGCATTTTTAACCAATGCGTAATGTTAGATCAGGATACACTGCCACAGTCTTTTTTGCTTCAATAGCTTTTATGTACTGTTGGTAGGTTTGAGGTTTTTCTGTCCTCAATCTTTCTATAAGAAGATCAACCTCAGTTTTAGGTTCCTCTACTACAGATTCTTTAATTTCTGGTTCTAGTGGTTCAGTTACGACCACCTTTGCCTTGGGCTTCTTGAGTCCTGATTGAGTCATTTTCTGCTTTGATAAGCGCAGCTTGTTTGGCAGGGTCATTTTGTGGATCCTGTGCGGCTGCTTGTTCCTGCATCATTGTAGCTTGCTGCTGCTGTTCTTCCATCAATTGCTCATCTGATTTAATCAGTTTATAAATATCAAGACCATCAGAAGCGGCCAACCTAGTAATCAATTCTCTGTTATTTACAAACTTACTCATTATCTCTGGACCCATTGTTTGAGCAAGAGTTGTAATAAATTCAATGAGCTTAGCTTTATCATTACCTCTACCCAAAGCATCTAGACCAGTCGTAATACGAGGTGTGACAATTCCTTTTGGAAGCTTAGGAAGACTACCACGACGCTCCATTAGAGCCATCTTTCTATTTACTAAAGGTAGTTGTAGCTCTACAGAGAGTATGGAGTATATACCACCCAACCCTGATTCGAGCTCATTGGCGACCATTCTGATTTCTTCCGCGGTCACTCGGTCCCGTCCTTGAGAACCAGCTTGGATTGCACTATTAAGGAGGAAAGAGAAACTAAGTCTCTGTTCTATACGAGCTATGGTTTGCAGAGCTACGGAAAGATCCGCCTGCTTCTGCATTTGAATTGGTGCTACATCGTTAGGATTTCCAGCGACGATACTTCCATTGGCTGCCCTGGCAAGGGCGTCTGGCCTGGTAGTACCGTTCGGGTTACAGAGGAATAAAATTCGTGAGGCCGCAGCCGATCCTTCAACGATTGATTTAGATAAATACTCTAAAGACTTCAAGTCTCCCAGCAGCTCTTCACAATAACTCCTTCCGTAAGCTTCGTGAGCCACTCGGAACATTCTGAGAGGAATCCAAGGACACTTA